AAAAAAGAAAAATACAATTGAAAATATGACAGATAAGGCATACAAGACAATCATTAATAACTATGATGAAAATGAAAATAAATCATGGAAAAAGATAGTTGATGATGGTTTATATTATGATGATGAACAAACTAAAGAAATAATAGAGAAAAATACTGAAATTATGATCCTAAATAGTCAAGATGGATATAATAAAATTATATGATATAAAAATTTGATATTAATTTATTTTTTTAACATAAATAAAACATGTCATCAACTATTCGTCTTCAAAGGGAAATTCAGGATTTAATTAAAAATCCTCCATCAAATTGTAGTGCTGGACCTAAAGATGATAATATATATCAATGGAAGGCACAAATCTATGGTCCTGAAGGTTCTCCGTATTATGGAGGTATATTTAATATGAATATTCTTTTTCCAACAGATTATCCGTTTAAACCCCCTAAAATTAATTTTATAACCAGAGTATATCATCCTAATATAGATTCTTCAGGTAGTATTTGTCTGGATATTTTAAAAGAAAAGTGGAGTCCTGCTTTAACCGTTAGTAAAGTATTACTATCGATTTGTTCACTTATGGATGAACCTAATCCGGATGACCCACTTGTTCCTGATATAGCAAATGAATTTAAAACTGATAAGGAGAAATTTATAAATACCGCACAATCTTGGACAGAAATTTACGCTAATAAATAAAATAATAATAAATATAATTATTTTATTTAAAATCTACCTAAATGGATAGAACTACCTCCTTTAAATTGTTTTTTATTATAATTTATAGCACTATATTTTTTTTGTTTTGTTTGGTCTCTTTCTATATTCTTAACATGACTAGAATACATAACCTCTTCCATATTCAAAAAATCTAAATTAGTGTTTAAAAGTGATATACTATTTTTATCACAATTATTATTCCAAATCTTTATAATACAAAAGTTCTTTTTAGGAGAAATTGAAATACCATTTACTTGAAGGGATTCCATAGTTTCATTACAAATATCTTCACCTATAGTAAAACTACATAACCTAAACCAAATGTCTTGTGCGTTTTCCTTGTCTATTTTAAATGACCAATAACCACCCTTGCGATTATTAATATCTTCCCATTGAGGATATATTACTTGACCTGATTTTAATTTTCTCATTATAAAGAACATTCCCTCACTAACTTTGGGTAAACATTTATCCCAACTATTTTTAAGTACAAAGAAATCTTCAAGAGTATCTATTTCTAATACGTCTTTGTAACTATCAATTGTCCAAGACTGGTCAGATGGATTATGATACCAAACAATCCATTTTGAATTAAGCATATGTTTGTGTTCTTGAAGTGAATCTTTATTTTCACAACCCCCTTCCATATGATATATGTAATATAATAATAATAATTCTTTAAATAATAATTATTATTTATCAAATTTAATATTTTAATAAATCAATTTCATTACCATCACTTAATAGTATTTGAAGTTCTTTAAAATCAATCGATTTTGCGTGTTTATGGTTATCATTTGGTGAAAAGTTGTTTTTAATACATTCTTTTAAATATGTTTTTAATAAAATAGGATTAAGTTTATTTACAGAATCACTATAAAAATTACCGATTGGACCTGATAATTCTTGAATACTTTTTAAAAGATCAGTTTTATATATAGTATCACAATTTAGATACGAGTATGAAAGTTCTGCGCAAATTATATCATATTTAGTTTTAATAATATTAGATATAGATGAAGAATTTTGAATAGATTTAATATATTCAATTGAGTAAGGTGGAAATTCGTGTTTATCAGTATATGTTATAAGTTTATAATTTTCATTAAAACATGTATAATCAAGTAATAAAACATCATTATCATTTTCATCGTATAGATATTCTTTTTTTACTATTTGGATTCCATAATGATCATCTATAAATGATTTAATTTGTTTACCTTTAATATACATACTATTTAAATAGTAAAGAGCGTTATATCTAAATTTATATGCGAGATAACCAAATAAAGGAATATAAATGTAGTTAGGTATTTGACTTAACATATAATATAGAACAATCTATTAAAATTGTTTTTAAATAAAAAATTTGAATTATAATTAATTAAAATTAAGAACATAAAAGATATTATGAGTTCTCTATATTTTGAAAATTATACAGATGAAGAGCTAACTACCATATTTAGGGATTTAGCTATAAATGAAAAACTAGATGTAAAACTATTATTTGAAGAATATAAAAAAGAGTTAAAACAATGTCAAAAAAAACATGAATCTAAAGCAGACATCATTATTAAAGAAAATAAGTTGAATAAAGAAAAAAAATTAAAAGAAAGAGATATTGAAAGATTAGAGTATTATGATGAATTAAAAGAAATTCCACCTAAAATCCTTGATGATTTAGCTGTTTTTAAGACAAAATTCGGAAAAGATAAAATGAAAATGAAATTGCTAGAGTTAGCATATAAAAAAGATGATATACCATTAATCATAGATTTATATTTACAAGTTTTATCAAAAAATTATGATACTAAACATGATACTCGTCTTATGGAAAAAGTAACAAAAGTAATGTCTAAAATGGATTACAAAACTATGCAATTTGAAAAATTATCCAATTCACTATCTCCCTTAGATTTTTATAATGAATACAAAAAAAAACTAGATGATTGGCAAGTTAAAGTATTGAATAATATAGATAAAGGAGTATCTACACTTGTATGTGCTCCTACATCATGTGGTAAAACATGGTTATCAATTTATCCAGGAATTTCTGGTAAAAAGGTATTATTTATTGTTCCTACTATGGCACTTGTGTACCAAGTTTCCTCGCTATTTATTAAATTTGGTGCCGAGGTTTTAGTAATAAGTCCCGATTTTACATTTGGAAAAAGAGATAATAATGTAATAGTAGGAACTCCTAAAGATATAGAAGATAAACTTCCAAGTTTAGGTATTAAATATGATATTGTTATATATGACGAAATACATAATCTTGTAAATAAAGACTTTTGTAATTATTATGAAAGACTTATTAAAGTTTTAAAAAGTAATGTTTTCCTAGCACTTTCTGCTACTATAGGTAATCCTGATAAATTAAAGTCTTGGTTTGATGAAATTACTAATAGAAATACAGATTTAGTTATATATACTACACGTTTTCTAAATCTACAAAGACATCTTTTTACTAACAACAAATTAAATAAACTACATCCTATGTCATGTTTAACAAAGAGTGATATAAATAGCAAATTTCTAATAAAAAACTTACCAATGACACCTTATGATTGTGTATCACTTTATAAAACCTTGAAAGAATATTATGGGGAACATGTAGAAGATTTATCAGTTCCTAATGTTTTTAAAGAGGATAACAAAAGACTATCGTTAGAAGATGCTCGACAATATGAAACCCTTTTAAAACAAAAATTAATCGAGTTAAAAGACAGCGAAAATATGGAAGAAATTATTAAATCATACAAGATAGAGGATAATGAAGGCGACGATGATGTAAATCTATACACTCTATTCAAAGAGATTAAAAATAAAAATCTAATACCTTGTATTGTATTTCAACAAAATACTGAATATTGTAAAGAAATATTTAGCAATTTAGTTGGTTATCTAGAAAAACTGGAACAACTTAATTATCCTTATCATTATGAAAATTTAGAATTTATTGAAGATAATTATATTGAATCTGAGAAAATATTAGCAGCATATAAAAAAGATATTAAATTACCTCCAGATTTTCAAGGTAATCCTCAATTTGCTATAGAAGAAAAGGTTAAAAGAAAGTGGGCACAATTAACACTAGATTTTGAACAAAAGTATACTAAACATATAGAAAGACAACTTACATTGATAAGTAATTCTAAACAACCAGATAAGGTAAAGAAAATCCAAATAAAAAATCTAAAGAAGGAATATAGTAATTTTATAGATAATTTAGTACTAAAACATACTGATATTTTTGAAAAACATCGCGAGTTTTGTCTCAACATAACAGGACCTATGACAGCAAATAAGATTAGAGATATAAGAAGAAGTATTAAATCGAAATTAGGTGTTAAAGTTTCATATACAAATGTGTTTATGCAAGGATTAAAAAGAGGAATTGGAATATATACAACTGATATGCCTCCCGTTTATAATATGATAGTTCAGTCTTTGGCACAAAATGGAAATTTAGGATTTGTAATAGCCGATGTTAGTTTAGCTCTGGGTATAAATATGCCATTTAGATCAACATGTATACTTGGTTATAAAGATTCCAGATATTTTGATCTTTATAATTATTTACAAATGATAGGAAGAAGTGGAAGACGAGGTTTAGATAAAGAAGGTCATATTATATATGGAAATGTAAAATGGAAAGAATTAATGAAGGGAGAATTAAAAGAAGTAGTATCCTTTTATAAAAACATAGACAATTATAATGTGATTTCTGATTTAAATCCCGAATTCACAGATTTTAGTAATAATGTGTATAATAATATACTTGATAACAAATTTAGCGGTGAGATAAAAGTAAATGATACGTTTTATAACGATAGTACTAAAAACATATTGCTTTGGAAGTTGAGAGAATATAATGAATGTAGCAGATTTTTGGTAGATAATTTATTTAATATAGAGATGAATTATAGAAAGAATATAAACAATGATACAAAGGTTGAATTGGCAAGATATTTAGGACTATTATTTATATCAGGTATAACTGATAAATCTTTATTAGATAGTGATTATAAAAACGATTTCACAAACTACATTATATCTGTTTTACATAAGAAAAAAATAATAAATGGTCAATATCAAAATTTTAGAAAATTAAAAGAATTTATGATAATAATAAAAAATATATATAATGTTATTATCTATGACCAAAATAAGTATTATCAATTTTTAGCCGAACATTTAGAAGGTCTTTTTAATACATATAAATCAATATTATTTAATTCCAATGGATTGAATTAATTTAATATTTTACAATAATTTTTTATTTATTATTATATATTATAAATGGATACTATACAAATAGCAATTTATGGAATAACATTAGTAGTTATAATATTTTTAGCCACATATGTATTTGAACTCAAATGGAGGGATTATGATACCGGAGTATATGAAATTAGAGGTTCTAGAGGTAAACATGGTGTTGAAGAATTTAAAGCGGATATAGATTATGTAATGGGACCATATTCAAATAAAAGATTTGAACATGCGGGTAAAGATACACCAGCCGGAGATCATCATGAATGGAGACAACCCCCCCAACATCTTCCTTTACAAATAAATTCTATGTATACACCAAGTGGAACTCCTTTACCATTAAATCCAGAAGAAAGTAAACAACCACTTTATACTAATGGACCATCAGTAGATGGTACAAAAAATACACCTCCTAGTATGTTTATGTTTTCACATAATCAATGTAAACCAGATTGTTGTCCTTCTACATATAGTTGTAATGGGGGATGTGTATGTACTACACCTAATCAAAGGGATTTTATAAATAATAGAGGAACATCTAAATAAATAAAATAAAAAATATTTTATATTTTATTTATAAATATAAATGTTGAATTGAAGGATTAATTGGGTCATTTTTTAAGAACAATGATAAATCTTCAATAGTAAGATTATAAGGTATTTTAAAATTATTAATTGTAAAATCAACTACATCTTTTACAGAAATATTTGTATCTAATTCTTCAATAGCAATTTCAATATTTGTTTCAAGTGTTTCTTTTATTATAGACTCACTTCTCTGTTTTTCTTCTACCTCCAATTCACAATTTACAACGGTTTCTTCCACTACTTCAGTTTTAGGTTCTTCCACTACTTCCGTTTTAGGTTCTTCCACTAATTCCGTTTTAGGTTCTTCCACTACTTCCGTTTTAGGTTCTTCCACTACTTCAGTTTTAGGTTGTTCTACTACTTCCGACTTTGGTTCTTCTACTACTTCAGTTTTGGGTTCTTCAACTGCTTCAGTTTTGGGTTCTTCCACTGCTTCCGTTTTGGGTTCTTCCACTGCTTCCGTTTTGGGTTCTTCCACTGCTTCCGTTTTGGGTTCTTCCACCACTTCCGTTTTGGGTTCTTCCACTAGAACCGGTTTTGTATCTTTAACCTTATCCGGGGTTAAATATCGCATAATATTTAGTTTAGAGATAATCGTTTCAATATTTCTTTTAAGATTACGAACACCTTTTTCTTCATCACAATAGTTATTTACTATACTCAATAATGCGTCATCATTAAATGTAATATCGTCTTGGTTAAAATTGAATTCTTTTAATAGTTTAGGTATTAGATAATTTTTAGAAATAGTTAATTTTGATTTAGAATTAAATCCATCAGTTTTAATTTTATACATTCGATCTAGTAAAATTGGATTAATTTTAGAAGGGTCATTATATGAAAATATGAATAATGCTCTTGAAAGATCAAAATCTACTCCAGAAAAGTATTTATCATGAAACTCATTATTTTGAGATAGATCAGTCAAGTGACAAAGTAGATTGATAATTTCTTCACCTTTTGCTGTTTCACTAACTTTATCTAATTCATCAAAATAGAATACTGGATTCATAGAACCTGTTTCACATAAAATTTCAACAATTCTTCCAGCACGTGCCCCTTCATATGTATATTCATGTCCTTGTAGAAAACTGGCATCAGACATACCTCCTAATGTAATAAGTGCGAAAGGACGTTTCATAGCTTTACAAATACCTTCTTTTACAAGTGTAGTTTTTCCATTACCCATTGGTCCTTGTATAGCAATCGCATTTCCCATAGAAGACGGATTTGAAATTTCACGTGCGATTATACTTAATATCTGAGTTTTAGCAGTATCATGTCCATAAACAGCTTCATCTAATATTTTACGTGTATTAGCTAAATGTGATTTGATTTTATTAGGATGATCTTTATTTGTAACAATCACTGGGCTAAACTTACCAAAAGGAATCTTATCTAATGTATTAACCCAAGGCAATAATTTTCCATATTCATTTTCAGTTGTATCTAATGTATAAAAATGGTCCAAACGTCCAATAACATGTGAAAGTGTTTTAATAGGTAGTTCTGTGTTTAGAAGTCTAAATCTAAGAGGAACTTCATTTTTAGTAGATAGTAATAGAGCATTTTCTCTATTAATCATTTCTTCTCTAGATTTTTGTGGTAAAGATTTCATATATTTATGTTCTTCATCTGTGTATTCAATATCTGGATGTAGGTCTTCAAATCCTTCATATGATTCATCATCGCTAGATATGTCAGACCCACTTTCTGAATTATGTTTTTTAGATTTATGTACTTTTTTATTTGCCGCGTCAACAATAGTATTTATTAGAGCAAATGTTGCTAAACCTGATGTATTTTTTTCTGTTAGAGTGATTTTATAGTCTTTATCTTTTTTCTTACTGACTTTAGGTCCGCTTTCACTATTAATAACAGTTGTTTTTTTAGATGGGGGAGAAGAATTTTCAACTGGTGAATTAATAACTTGGGTTCTTTTAGGTTTTGTATCATCTATTTTAAATTTGTTTTTACTTTTTTTTAAATTTTTTTTAGTACCTATTGTATTTTCAGGGTCAACATCTTCGATATTTCCTTTAGAACGTAAATTATATTTATGGTTATTTGTATCAATTTCCTCAATCTCCATTTTTATTATTATAAAATAATATTATTTTAATATCAAATTTTTTGTTTATAAAATAATTAATTTATGAATGTAAATTAAATATAAATTTGATTTAATTTATTACTTAAAAAAATAAGTATTTATAATATAAACAAAATGTCTATGTTTCAAGAGTTAGATTATAATGCTGATATTGAAAAAGTCAATGGTGTTCAATTTTCTATATTATCTCCCGATGAAATAAGAAGACGTTCTGTAGCAGAAATTTACACAAATGAATGTTATATTGATGATGTTCCTAAAACAGGTGGTTTATTTGATTCAAGAATGGGAGTATTAGATCATGGGAAGAAATGTCCTACTGATGAATTAGATAATAGACATAGTCCTGGTTATTTTGGACACATAGAATTAGCTTTGCCTGTATTCCATATACATTTTATAAAATATGTTGTTAAAACACTACAATCTGTATGTTGTCGTTGTTCTAAATTATTAGTTTCCCCTAATTCACCTGAATTAAGAAAAATATTATCTTCTAAAAAGGGTGTAAATAGATTTTTATTAGTTACGGCATTATGTTCTAAAATAAAAAGATGTGGTGAGAAAAATGATAATGGATGTGGTGCTATACGACCTAATATAATTAGAAAAGAATCATCATCAATAGGAAAAGTAGTAGCTGTATGGAAAGAAGATAAAAATTCAGGAGTAAGTGATTCTCAGATTTTATGGGATGCGCAGGATGTTGAAAAAATACTAAGAAGGGTAAGTGATGAGGATATCGAGGCACTGGGATATCATAAACAATTATGTCGTCCAGAATGGTTGATATGTAGTGTATTACCTGTAGCTCCTCCAGCAGTAAGACCTTCTGTTAGAGCTGATAATAATACTCGTATGGAGGATGATTTAACACACAAATATTGTGATATATTAAAAACTAATAAAACATTAAAATATAAATTATCACAAAATGCTAATAAAAAGACAACTGATGAATGGTATCAATTATTACAATATCATGTAGCTACATTAATAAATAACAATCAACCAGGAATACCTCCTGCCCAACAAAGAAGTGGAAGACCATTAAAAGCTATACAAGACAGACTTAAATCAAAAGAGGGAAGAGTTAGAGGAAATCTTATGGGTAAAAGAGTAGATAAATCAGCAAGAAGTGTTATTACACCAGACCCTCGTCTTAAATTAAATGAATTAGGTGTTCCTATTGAAATATGTAAAAATTTAACATTTGCTGAAAAGGTAAATAAATATAATAAGGAAAAATTAACACAACTTGTAAGAAATGGTTATTTCAATTACCCTGGTGCTAAGTCAATAAAGAGACATTCAGATAGTAAAATCATTTCATTAAGTGTAATGGATACATCTAAAATAGAATTAAGTTATGGTGATATAGTTAATCGTCATTTAATAAAGGGTGATATAGTATTATTTAACAGACAGCCATCTTTACATAAAATGAGTATGATGCAACATTTAGTTGTACCATTACCCTATAAAACATTTAGATTAAATGTTTCTGTAACTACACCATATAATGCTGATTTTGATGGAGATGAAATGAATATGCATGTTCCTCAATCTGAACAAAGTAGAATAGAATTAAAAGAATTGGCTGCTGTGCCTACACAGATTATTACTCCAGCACAACACAGACCTATTATTAGTTTGGTACAAGATACATGTGTTGGTTCATATCTATTTACAAGATATGATAATTACTTGACAAGAAGTGAAGTTATGGATGTAATGATAGACGTTCCTACATTTACAGGTATTTTGCCGGAACCAGAAGTAAAAGCAAATACACCTATTAAAAATTTACCAGAAAGTTTTCCAATTTATAAATATGATATAAAGGAGGATTTATGGTCTGGTAGACAAATATTTTCGATGGTAATACCACCTGTAAATTTAGAAAAGAAGAATAAGAGTTATGATACACATGAAAGTGTAATGAATAAGGTAAATATTAAAAATGGTAATGTTATTTCAGGTGTATTCGATAAAAATATTTTGGGAGCATCTGAACAAGGTCTTATTCATATTATATTTAATGAATGTGGTATAGAACGAACACAACAATTTTTAGATGATATCCAGGGTATAGTTACAAACTGGATTTTAAAGTCTGGATTTAGTGTTGGAATAGGTGATTTAGTTCCTGATTTGGGTTCTCAAGAAAAGATGAAGGATATAATTAGTAAAAAGAAGAGAGATGTAATAGATATCATAGAGCATGTTCATAAAGGTATTTTAGAAAATAAAAGTGGCAAATCTGTAGCTGAAGAATATGAATTACAAATTCTAAAGACTCTTAATGCTGCTACATCAGATACTGGTAAAGTAGCATTAAAACATCTCAATTCTTCTAATAGAATGTTAAATATGGTTATTTCTGGTTCAAAGGGTTCTGAAATTAATATGGGACAAATGATTGCTTGTGTAGGTCAACAGGCAGTTGATGGTAAAAGAATACCTTATGGTTTTACAGATCGAACGTTACCTCATTTTCATAAATTCGATGATGGGGCATCTGCCAGAGGATTTGTAGAAAGTAGTTTTATGAAAGGATTATCACCTACTGAGTTTTTCTTTCATGCTATGGGTGGTAGAGAAGGGTTAATTGATACTGCTGTAAAAACTAGTGAAACTGGTTATATTCAAAGAAAGTTAGTTAAAGGTATGGAGGATGCTAGAATTGTTTCTGACTATACTGTAAGAAATGCTAATGGAACAATTGTTCAATTTCTTTATGGAGAAGATGGTTTTGATGGTACCAAAATAGAAAAACAAATCTTATTATCAATTGGTAAAAGTAATAAAGAGATATATGATAAATATTATCTTTCTATTGATGACTGTTCTAAATCATTTACACCTCAAATCATGAAAGATTTAAAGAAAAATAGTAAGATATTAGAAACTAGAATGAATGACCATGTAGAATCAATAATAAATGATAGAGATTATTACTTCAAATACATATATAAGGGTGAAAATGAAAATGAAATCTTTGCTCCTATTAATTTTAGAAGATTAGTTGAAAATGCTTGTCATAATTTTAAATTTGGAGCTAAAAGTGATTTATCACCATTCTACGTTTTAGATAAAATGGATGAATTATCAGATAAATTACGTATTAATGAAAACTATAAAGGTAACGAAGTAATTATGGTAATCATGAAACTATACATGAGTCCTAAAGTATTATGTAAAGAGAAGAAGTTTACTAAATTAGCATTTGATTGGATTATAAGTAATGTATATCAATTATTCTATGCTGCTATTGCTCATCCAGGAGAATTAGTAGGTACAATTGCTGCTCAAAGTATTGGTGAACCTTCAACACAAATGACACTAAATACGTTTCATTTTGCTGGTGTTGCTTCTAAGGCAAATGTAAATCAAGGTGTACCTAGATTTAAAGAATTACTAAGTGTTTCTAAAAATCTTAAAAGTCCTATGAATACAGTAATTCTAAAAGAACCATACTGTTATAGTAAAGAGTATTCCCAAAAAATCCTAAATGAATTAGAAACAACAACTATAAAACAAATTACACGTTCAACTGAAATATATTTTGATTTACCCAGTATTGATTTATCTAAAGGTCTATCAGATATAGAAGAAGATAAAAAAGTATTAGCTATATATAAAATTTTTGAGGATTTAGATAGTATACCAAACACTTGCTCAATTAGTCCATGGATTCTTAGATTTGTATTAGATAAAGTAAAAATGATGGATAAGAATATTAAAATGTGTGATGTATACTTTGCTATTATATCTAAATTTAATTCTGATAAACAAGATATAAAATGTGTATTTTCAGATGACAATTCAGAAAATCTTGTGATGAGAATTCAATTTTTAGTAGATAAGGATGATAAAGACAGTTCAGCAGCAGATTGTGAAGAAGATATGATTAGTGTATTGAAATCGTTAGAAAAGACTATACTTAATGAAATTATATTAACTGGTATTAAGGATATTAAGGGTGTATCTATGTATCCAGAACATAATAATATTGAATATAATAGAGAAACAAATGAATTTGAAAAGAAAACCAAATGGATTTTAAATACAGATGGAACTAACATGGAAGATATTATGATTCATCCCGCGGTTGACCCATATTTAACTATTTCAAATGATATTTATGAAGTATATGATACGTTAGGATTAGAAGCAGCAAGACAAGTATTGATAAAAGAAATCACAGAAGTATTTAAATTTGCTGGGTCATATGTAAATTATAGACATGTGAATATGTTAGTAGATATTATAACTAATAGAGGTAATTTAATGTCAATTGACAGACATGGTATTAATAAAAGTGATAGAGGTCCTTTAGCAAAATGTTCATTTGAAGAAACACCTGATATTATAGCAAGAGCTGCCATTTTTGGAGAATTAGATAAAGTAAAATCTGTTTCATCCAATATTATGTTAGGTCAAGAAGTACCTATTGGAACTGGTTCTATTGATGTATTATTTGATGAAGAGAAATATTTTGAAAATATATTATCTATACCAAGACAAATCGAAGAAAGAACTGAACAAGACATAAGTGAAGAGACAGTATTTAACGCGGCATATTGTGATAACTTGTTCTAAAATACATAAAATATTTATTATTTTATTTATTTTAT